GTTTAATTACTAGTCAGTAACAACTTTAACGTTGCCAAGGAATCTGTTATCGCCTTCCTTGATTTCGATCTTGCTGAGTAATAATGGGTTAATAATCTGCATATCGTAGAGAGTAGAGAAGCCTTGGCTCATTCTACCATCAGCGAAACCGAGTAACTGAGTAGGAACAATTGGCATATAAGGAGCGTAAACACCAACAGCAGTCTTGCCATCAGCACCTAAAACACCAAGGTAGCAAGCCTTTGTGAGCATTGGAGAAACGATAACCTTCATACCAGCAACAGTACCAGCAACATATGGACCATTAGCAACAGTATTGTTAGAAGCATTGAAGCCCTTAACAAATGTTAAAATTGGCATAACATCTGGAGAAACTAACATCCAGTTAGGCATAAATCTACCAGTTGCCTTGTAGACAGCAGCCTTAGCCTGCTCTAACTTACGAGCGAAACCTTCAGCCTTCATGGAGTAAGAAACAGTGTCGAGTTCTTCATCAACCCATTCAAACTTATGATCAGCTCCAAGAGCATCAGCAGTTTCCTTAACTAAAAGAACAGCTTCACTATCAATTTCATACTCTAATTCAGCCTGAGCCTGTTGAGCAATTGTAGCTTCGAAGTCCATACCATAGTCTTGCTTAGCCTGGAAAGCAGCGAACTGAGAATATTCAACAGCAAGTCTACGAGCCTTAGCAGTTAAAGCAATACCATTCATTCTAGCAACAACAGATGGTAACTTGTCCTGAGGAATATACTGATTGTCATAGATATATCTAATCTTATCATTAGCAGACGCACCAGCAGTAATCTTACCAGTAGCATCAACAGTAACAGGAGTAGGGTTACCTTCTGAATCTAACTGACTTACATTTTCAGCTCTAAGAACAGGAGTCCAAGATAACTGTAATGCAGAATCAACTGTTTCAACAACAGCCTGACCAGAGTAACGAGCTCTGTCTTCAGTCATTTCACCAAAGCCTTCGAATGGGCTATTAATCTTATTCTTAACTTCCCAAATTGACTGATCATATGCCTTCATAGCAGAGGTGAATGGAACATCTTCTAATTTGCCACCAGCACCACCTTTAGGCTCACCAAGAGCATATTCCATATAAGTGATATAACCACTGAAGGAGCTCATTGGAGCAACCATGAAGATATCATTGACGATGAAATTAGGAACTGCTAAAGCAGTGATATCCATACAGAATTTCTTGTACATGCCAAGGTCAGCTCTCTGAGTTCCAGCAGCAACCTTAAATGCTTCGTTTAAATAAGTAGCAGTATTGTGTAAGCACTGAGCAGTTAACATCTTCTTGCTGTTGCTCATCTTTTCGCCAGAATTCTTCTGAGCGTAGTACTTTTCACTAATAGCAAGTCTACCCTTATAAGATTCTAATAAATTCATTTTATTTCCTTTCAAATTATTTAATCATGCTTAATAAGTAGTCAGATACTTCATCATCAGAATTTTTAGAGCCTTTAATATACTCATTCTGAGATGACTTAACTTTAAATTGAGTATTTTCATTTAATCTAAATGGAAGCTTACTCATATTTAACTTCTCTTCAACTAACTTATCGCATACTGAATCAATTTCTTTATAGTTGTATGATTCACTCAACTGAGCTTTTACAGAATCAACAGATAATCCACAAGCATCAGCTTTAACATTAAGATATCTTTGTTTTGATTCTTTTAATGCTCTTTGGTATTTCTTAGCTAATGTAGTCATATCAGATAATTTCTTATCAGACTTTTCTACACTTTCTTTTAATACCTTAATTTGATTCTCTAAATCAGAAATTTTACTATCTGATTCAGTAAGTTTTGAAATGTTGTCTTTTTTGAATGAAATTAAATTACTTAATCTTTCATTCTTAGATTCAATTAATTTGTCTTTATAGTCAAGTTTCTTATTTGCTTTTTCAAGCTCTTCCTCAAGATCTTTAACCTTTTTAGAAGTTGAACTTAAACTAGATGAAGCTTGTTTATAACGCTTCAATTCTTCATTTAACTTAATTTCTTTTGCACTGCAAACTGATAATTTTTCTTGAAGTGACAAATTATCTTTCTCTAATTCTCCATTTCTGGAGAGTGCTTCTTGAAGTTCTTTCATCAAATCTTCCCCGGTATTACCTGCATCTTCTTCAACTACTTGATCTTCTTTATCTGAACAGCCATCTTCGCTGACTGATTCTTTATTAAATTTAGCAAGCTCCTCGCATGCTTTTTGAATTTTATTTAAATCATCATTTAAGAAAGCCTTAGTCATCTTATCTTTTTCTGAATTATAATCATATTGCTTATCATATTCCAAGATACGACCAGTCATAGCATTAATTCTGGATAAAATTCCCATTAATTCTCTTTGCTTATCAGGATCAGTAGGAATATCTTCATTTAACTTATCCTGATCAAACTCCAAGTCATCAGCATTCATTGATAATTGATCTGCTAAATCTCTTAATTCACCAATTAAATCTTGAACTGTATCACCATTAACTGCATAAGAACCTCTTACTGCATTTCTGACTTCATACATTAAATCTTCAAGATTTCCAAATGTTTGCTCTAATTGACCTTGAATATGATCTCCCCAACAATCTTCATGCTTAAGTTCTTCATTTACTTGTTTTTCTAAAACATCTAATGAAGCAGAGATAATATTATCACCATCTCTATGAACACCTACGTTACAAACAGTTGGCATCTCTCTTGTATCTAAATCACATAATTCATCAAAGATAGGACCTAAATCATCTTTTGTGACTTTATGATCAAGTTCTTTTCTTAATTGATAATGAACATTACCAAATAATGTCTTACCTTTTCTTTCAACTTCTAAACCTAATTCAGCAAATTTATCTTCAATAGGCTTTAAATCTTCTTCAGAAGGTTCAACTAATTTTTCATTAAGACCTTCAGCATAAAAACCATGATGACTTCCACAATTTGGACACTTTCCAGTATATTCATCATCTGTTAAATCTGCTTCATAGCCACATTCATCACACATATAGTGCTTAGTATTAGATTCATTCATATTTCTACCTTTTAATAAATTAACTAATCTATCAAAATCATCAGATTTTAATTCTTTACCATCACAAGATGTTTTATATGTATTACCATCTTTATAAATCTTACAACCACATACTGAAGCAACATACTCATCAGACTCATTTAAATTGATATCTAAATTATTAAGAGTCTCATTCATGATTTTCTTATCTGCTTCAGAAGCTTTATTTAACTCTTCAGTAAGTTTCTCTTTAAGAGTTTTTCCATATTTCTTTTTTGAATCTAATGATTCTACAAATGATAATCTCGCATTTTCTACAGCAGGAATTTCTACCAAATCGAAAGCGTTTAATTGGTAAGTATCCGGATCAACTTCTTCATTGCCATCATAATCTTCTATAATGTCTCCAGTACCTCTACTTGAAATACCGAATTTATATCCATATTTTGCTAACTGATATGCAATTCTTCCACAAGGAGTATCCACTATATCAACGTATGCAATTAAATCACCTTTATTATCTTTAACTGGAGGTTCTGGCATAACAATTGCAATTTTCTCCATGTTAACATCTTCATAATCAGGATGACACAATTCACCAAATATTCCACCGTTTTTAAAACGCTCTTTAATTAAATCTGAATTAAATAATTTTTCCCACAAATCTTGGCCATAGTGACGACCATTTCTGGTAGGAGCTGCAAAGCTTGCAACTGGACCGTAAAGACGTCCTAATATTCCCTTTGCGGTCTTCTCCTCAGGAGAAATATTTTTAAATTTTAATGAAGTATCTTCATTTAATTTTTTAATCATTTACTAGTAACCTCCCGGTCCTTTATATAAATTTAGCAATTAATTTGAAACTTTTTCATTACTTTATCATTTGTAGACACTTAACATCTGCTTTTGTAATTTCAAGTAATTTTCTACAAGGTTCTAAATTGTACGTATTAAAATATATACTTAAACATTTTACAATCTCATCTGCTCTTGCATGCTTGTAAAAAAGTGTTTGATCTTCAGGCTTGTATTGTAAAATTTGATTTAATAAAGCAGATAAAGTAGTAACTATTGTTTTAGGATCTTTCAATATATTTTCATCTGCCTTCATTATATTAATGTACAATTTACTTCTTTTATTATTATAAGATCATCTTAGCTTCTCATAAAATTTTAAAATATCTAAAGATCTATTATCATTAATCTTTTTTAATGCTTCAAGAGGAATTGAAGATGATCTTAAAACAATATTCATCTCCTCTTTAACATCAATACCTTTATTCTGCAACTCTGTGAGAAGTAATATTACATCTGATCTAGCTATCATGTCATTCCTTTCTTGATAAAATCAACTAAAGATTATTTAATAACATTATTAAATGAAACACCTAATTGATCAAAACTAGGTAAATCATTCTGTTCATTTAATAAATCACCTGTTCCAGTATAGAAACTTTCTTCAGGAGCTTCTGGAATTTCAAGTGGTTCTGATTCAAGTTCTTCTCCACCTCCTAAATCTCCTGGACTAGGAAGATCTTCTCCTCCAAAATCTCCACCAAAGTCATCATCGCCTAAATCAAGTTCATCTGATCCTGTGGATTCTTCCTCTTCTTCAGTTGTATTCAACTTATCTATCTCATCTTGAATAAATCCAATTACTTCTGTATTTGTAATAGCATTAGATAATAATGATTTGAGAATTTCAAGTTTTGTTTGTCTATCTTCAATCTCGTCTAATAAACCCATTATTTCACGAATATTATTAATAGACTGTGACATATTTTCCTTACGATCTTTTTCTTCTTGAGTTGTAGGAGACTGCATGTGAAGAGTAAATTTATTTATATAATTAGTAAGTCCTCTTTCTAATAATATAAGATTAACTGCATCAGTAATCATCTGAATGTAAGCATTCTGACCTCTCTTAACTCTCTTCGCATAATTACTTGAAATTAATGATAATGAAGTGCCACCATTAAAACCAGCAGCATCATCAGTATCACCAAGATATTGCTTAGGAATACCTAATGATCCAAATAATTTATTCTTCCAATAATCAAGGTCAATTAAATCACCTACATTAACATCACCGCCTATTTGTGACGTCTCTACTCTACCCTTACCTTCATGAACTGGGAAGTACAATACATTCTCAACAGGTCCTGTACTTGTATAATCAGTCATTGAAGTACCAAGATTATAAGATGACTTTTGTTCAATCATAGACTTAATTCTTCTAAGCAATGTTTGAACTTCATTCTTACCCATATCACCTACTTCAACATTTACTGTTCTAATAATAGATGATTTTGTTAATCTATTTAAAAGCACTGAATTTTCAAGAAGTGATAATTCTCTTCATACTTTAAATGAATTATAAAGTAATGATTGTCCTCTTTTTACATTAAATGTAAGTAAATCTGTATTTGCATCTTCACCATCAGTAGATAAACTAACTTCTTCAACAGTTCTATCAGAATTATCTTCTAATGAAGCATGTACAAAGTCAGTAGCACCATAAATATCAACATCATTATTTGTAAATCTATAAAAATATTGATTGCTTGTAAGAGGAACTTTATTATCTTTATTATAGTTATTAAGTACTCCTACATGTGTTCTAATATAAGCACAAGTTTTACCAAACTTAACTAAATCAAATACATCTGCAGGATTCTTAACTAACTCAGCATATTCAGCATATCTATCATTCTTTGAATAAATTTTTAATATTAAATCTTCATTAACGTCTGCTGATTCATTAAGCTGAGACTTATCTCTTTTTTCTTTTAATTTTTCAAAATCAAATTCTGACTTTCTATATAACTTTAAATAAATATCTCCATATTTATATAATGCATACATGTGGCTATAAGCATTTTTATCAATGTTCATAGCATCAAGAATTTGTGTTACAGCGCCTGTAATTTTTTCATCATTTGATTCACACCACATAACTTTACCTTGTTCATTAGGCTCAGTAGAATCTGCAGTATAAATCTCAAGAGCTGTAGATATAATTGGATCTTCAGCCATTAAGTCAAGTAAAGAATAAACTTCATCTCTTGATCTAGATATACCAGTAAATGAGTTAAGTGAAGATACGTCTAATGTACCTCTTTCCTGAGAATCTATTATATTATCATAAATATGATTGTCAGTATCTATATCATTTATTTTATCAGGTAATGGTGAGGGTATCGCTTTATTTACATAATCAATATTTTTAAATACTTCTTGATCAGCCATACTTTCTCCTTATCAATTTAATATTCCATTATAAATATCAAATGAAACGCTATCATCTTCAAATAAATCAAATACGTTTTCATCTTTTAAGTATCGAGGTTTTTGCTTTAAAGCCTCTTCAAAATTTTTAATATGATCATCAGCTACATCTTTTTGATCATTAAAATCTACTAATGTTTCAAGAGATTCACCATAATCATATGAAAACTCTTCAGCATGAAGTGAAGCATTATACAGTGCTCCACAAACTCCATCGGCAGAGTCTTTACTATTATGCACAAATACACCTGCAGATAAAGCAAAATTAGGATTATCTTCAACTGTTATATCATATACGTCTTCAGTGTATTCTAGTACCTTTACTGATACAACCTTATGATTTTTAAGAGTTCTACCTCTTCAGAAACCTTCAGGTGGATCTTCATCACATTTAATATAAAGATTATTTTCTTTACCTGGAAGACCATTTGTCCATCAAATTCTATTAGATATTGCTGATTCTGCTTTTTGATATTTACCAGCAACATGATTTTTAGAAATTTCTGAAGCAATGTGTTCTTTATAACCAGGAATAGTTTCGTAATAATATTTTAGAATTAATCCATGAATTTCATATCTACTAAGTTCATTTATATCTACTTTGAAGTAATTACAAGCATCAATCTGTACTTGTTTTTTAACAGCCTTCAGTTCTGCTGATGATAATCTATTCAAATCAAATGATACATTGTGACCTGCTTTGTAGTTAGCATATATCGCAAGACATCTTCTCTTTACTTCAGAATTAGCTGCATCAAAATCAATATTAAATAATCTAGATAATTCATTGTGAAAATCTTTTTTCTCTTGAAGATACTGATCATGTTTTTCTTTTTTTATCTTCCTCTCTTCAAGTGACCCTTTATAATATCTTAAAAAGCCATTCTTCGTGTTCTCAACATTTTTGTGAGATAACTTAACACTTTCTGCTCTCTTCTTTTTAGCAGTCTCACTTTGAGCTCCTGTTTGAAGCCTTGCATGTTCAAGAATATGAGCACTTTTCGACATTCAAATTAAATTATCAGGTCTGTTATTTCTAGGATTGCAGTCTTTGTGATGAACTAAGTATCTCTCATCATAAATCTCATCTGCAAATTGCCTATGTTCATAATGCCACTTATCTTCCATAGGTTCATAATACATCCTATAATTAGATAAACCTTTTTCAGGATACTTTGTATATAATGGCATTAATGAATCACCTGGACTTAATTCTAATGCTTCTTTATAATCTCCTAGTCTCATCATGAATCTATGCTCTGGTGTACAACGAATAACTTCTCCATTATCAAGAGTCACTTCAACTAAAGAAGCATTTGTTCCTGATTTAAACACATTTTGTATTTTCTTCGGCTCTATTTTCTCAGTTATATGATTAAATGAGTATACATAATTAGTAATACCATTATTATAATCATCCAATAACTCAAGAATTGTCTTATCAGATCCATCAAGCATTTTAATCTTTGTATCACCTGTAAAACAGTTTATTCCTGAAGGATCATGATCAACTTTACCATTGTTGTTATTTCTCTTTAATCCTACAAGTTCTTCTGTTAATAAGTTGACACCTTTACGTGGCAATTTTAATCTTTTTTCATATATGCAATTCTTTAAAAATGCATATGGTTCACATACACCATTATTTGTTCTATCTACTGATAATATACTATAATTATATCCTTTTGCTAAAAGGTCTTGTTCAACACCTGATCGTGCAAATGTATCTGATGTTATACCTTTAATTTTTAATCCTTGTTCCTTAAGTCAATAAATAAAATTTCTTGTTTTCTCAAAACTTACTTGCTGACCTCTAGGAGCTTTTATAGAAACAACAAATCCAAGTTGAAAATACATCTCTGGTTGAACTTTTGCTGTTTCTTCACTACTTTCACTACCTTGTAGTTTCATTCCATCTATAAATATACCACCTATTCCAGTTTTATCTCCAGTTAATGACATATCAAGGTGGATAAATAGTGGTTTATTTCTAACTGATTCAGGTATCTTATCTATATCAAAGAAATCATATAATTCTTCTTGATCATTTGTACCTAATTCAACTATCTCCTTAGTAAAAGGATTAATAAATGAATCTGTTTTGCACTGAGTTATCTTTTCACCTGAAATATAATTACTAGTACTTGATGTTGATATACCTGCAATATCTGTTAAAGCTATATCTATATCATCAAGGAAATTTTCATAATACCCTATAGGTACATCAAGTAGCCTAAACCCTCTTTCAATATAGTGTTGACATTCATCTTCAGTTACATCTGGAGGTAACACTTCTGAAGGCAAAAATTTATTACCAATTGCTATTTTAAATGTTCTATCAGAAGCTTTATCTGTTCTAATAACCCATTGAGGTTCATCTATAATAATAGTTGTCTTACTTTCATTCCTCTTCTTATTTTCTATTCATGTTTCCAAGAATGATTGCTCAGTTCTCTTTGATGACGCTAAAACAAGAATTGTAGGGTTTGAAGTACCTCTCATAAAACGAGATTGCATACGAGCAGTAGCTGATGAAACTAATTCAGTTGCTTTTTGCTTCTGTCTTTCTACATCTTGATTAGGAATAAATGAAATTTCATCAAAGAATGCTCAGAAGAGAGCTCTACCTATAAAGTGTCTAGGTTGTGAACCACATATTAATTCTATATTGCTATCAGGATTTGGATATCATTCAGGATTATTTGACTTTGTAATCGTACCGTGGTGCATAAACCACTCTGATTCCTGAATCATATTTTGCAATTTACTTCATGCTACACCTTGAGCAGCATCTATTGTTATATTAATAACAGCAAATGAAATAACATCAGTTGACATTATTCCATAATAAACTGCAGGATTTTTTAAACATAACATTCTATATAGTTCATAAAGACCTATGATAACTGCTTCTGTAGATTTACCTATACCAATTGCACCTGTTAATGCTAATGTATTACACACTGCTGGTTGTAAAGGATCAGGATAAATCTTTTTAAGTAACTCTTCCCAGTAAGGGAATAATGTAAATTTACCTTCAGCATTCATCAATCCACGACCTAAATAATATGGATCGTGGATAAATATTTCTATATCTACAGGAATTTCTTTTCAGTCCTCATTTAAAATACTATCCATTGTACTTGAAGTACCATCACTGGACATCTCATTTAATATTTTAAGGACTGCTTCCTTTTCTTGTTGTGTTAAATTTTCTAAATTAGACATAATCTACTTTTAATTTTTAAATATTACCTTTTTGGAATAGATAATGGTGTTCTAGTAAATGAACTATACATTGTACCAGGTGTGTAACTCCAGCCTATAATTAATGTAATATAATCAGCAATTAATGAGTTGTCAGAATTATTGTTAAATTCTAAGTTACTAAATGTAAATTCTAACTTCATGTCATCATTTTCAGTAAATGATCTACTCTTACTTAAATACATGTACTCATTTGTCTGAGTTAATTTTATAATGACTATCTTACCATTATCAATAGCATTTGAAATTTCAAAAAAGTCTTTGTCAATTTCTGGCGCTTCATTTGTAAGAGTTGCATTAACATATAATACATTATCACTTAATGTATCTCATACAAGCTGATCATCTTTAACAGCTAATACCTTACCGTTGTCTTGAGTATTAAATTCTGGAACTGGATTATCTATGTTCATCATAGTTCAAGTCTGATTTTTAACACCTAAGACTTTGCCGTCATACTGAGACTCAATATTAGGAAGCTCTTTAACTTCAATATTTACTTCAGTATCAGTAACTTGATTTGCATTAAATGTACCAATAGCCACGCCATTCTTTTTGATAGTTAAATTTCCATCACCGGGTACAGAACCTAACTTAACAGAAATTGTGTCATCAACTAACTCAATACCATCACCAGCAATTAAATTATTTTGTTTTGTTTCAAGAGTTTCATTTATAATAGCGTCTGATTCTTCTAATGCACTAATATCAGTTTTAATAGGCTCTAACACTTCTTCTACTTCTGGTAAAGTTGTAAAAGGAATAAATAATCCTTCACTACTAGCATCACCATTTCCATCATTGACTAATTGAGAAGTATGAGTAGGACCACTTATAATTAAATCATCTTCACTATTCTTTTCAATTACTATATTATCACCAGGAGTTAACTTATCTTGCTTACGAAGATACTTTGTACTTAAATCGCTAACAGACCTTTTAATAGAACTAAGTACTTTCGATAAATCAGTTTGTTTTTCTAAGTCACCTTTTAGTTGTCCCCAAAAAGTAACATATTCAACTTGCTCGCTGTCACTGGTTGAAGTAACATTAGCTGTAACTTTTGTATTTTTAACTTCAGTCATTTTTAACTCCTCTAGTCTACAATAATAAATTTTGTTTTCTGAACCGCTGTATCGATATGAGTATCTCCAGCTTCATCTTTATATAATACTTTAATTTGATAATAATATGTGCCAGGCATTAACATTAATGTATCATCTGGCTTAATCTTTATTCTTAGTGTGCCATTTTCTATATCATAATCATCATAAGCAAGTTCTTTCTTAAGAATTGCTTTCTCAAATGGCTGATTAGGTTCCATTAAACCAAAGAATAAATAATCTCCTTCACCTAAATTATATTTAGTTTCATTAGGAAATTGTCCAGACTTTAACTCAATTTCTAAACTGAGGTAATCACCTCTAGTCATAGTTATAACCTTATTCTTTTTTATTAAATACAAACTCATAGTTGTTTACCTCATATAATAAATTTAGCATTAAAATCAATTTCTACCTGAATCAAAGTCATTTCCTCTTAACTTTCTTATTATTCCAAGTGACACTGCATTATTTGATTTAGATAGTTTCTCATTACCAGTATTTCATGTTGAGAACTGATCATTTAAAAAATAAGTTCTATCATGAGCTGGAAGTGCAGTATCTAATTCCATACTGTCTAATACTTTTTTACATTTTGTGTGAAATATTCAATCTTCAAATCCAGTGCCTTGTTCTGGATCAATAGATAAATCATAATCTACTTTTTGAATTCCATATTTTGAAATACAGCTGAAATTATTTAAATAATTACGAACATAATAATATTCTTTTTTATTTGATTCTATTGCTCTTAAGTATAAGTCATAATCTACTTGATTATCAGATAACTCCATATCATCGTCTAGCATTATCATGTAATCGTAAGTTGAATTGATAAAATGTTTTCTAAGAGTTGATCTTGCTCTAGTTATTCCAAGCTTATTATAACTAAATATTGCAACATTACCTTCTTCAACTCTAAAATCTTTTCAATTTTGTGCAACAATAATTATAGGAAGTTTA